CCTGAACACCATACAGGCAGTCTGCCGTGTACAGAGTTGAGAGGTATTCCTGCTTGTACTGAGTCTGTGAACGTACTGACTGCTGCTCCGCAAGGACAATAGCGTCTTTGTGGAAAAGCAAAGCACCACGAGTGTCGATAGAAGACGCAGTATTATCACCTGCGGCCTCAATCGTTGCACAGTTAGCAGAAACGTAAACGTCTACACCGTACAGATTACCGATAAGACCTGAATTTGTAGTCTGACCACTTACGAAGTCAGAAGATACATATCGGTCAAGACCCATAATCGTCTTACGAACAGAAGGAGGAATAATAAGTACACGACCTTCCATCGGTACGTTGTTGTCGTCTAGCTTCTGAATCATGTCACGATAAAACGCATCAGAAAAGATGTCAGCAGCAACCGCTGTGTCATCCGTATACTGAGTTGTTGTACCGCCATCATTGAAGAAACAACCTGTGTGCTGGTAATCAGTAGCGGCAGCACCGTGTACTACTGTTCCACCGTCACCAAAGCCAGTACCGCAAGCATGAAGGTCAGTGTCTACTCGCACTGCGAGAGAGTAACCAGCATCGTCGGTGTAAAACTGACGCAAGCTGCTAAGAGCCTGTACTTCAACAATGTCCTCGATCAACCTTGAGTATTCAAAGTGTCGATTAATGTCGATAGTCAGTTCACTCTCAGTGTTGGCAATGATAGTAACCGCTGTATCAGCAGCCTTAGCATTAGCGTCACCGCGAGTGGGCTTGGGAATGTGCAACTTGTCGCCTTTCTTGCCGTTCATAGCAATCTTTTTGACAAGCGGAGCCATTTTTAAGTTTTTCTGATAAGCAGCGACAATTTCATCAGACCATATTTCAGGTATGAATGTTGCCGCCTCTGTAACAGCGGTGTTACCCGCCGCGCCAGGATATGTTGCTGTAGCCATTTACTTCTCCTAAGTTATTTGACTCGACCCTCCTGGTACGCTATTAGAATTTCTTCTGCTAAAGCTTGATACCTTTCTGGGTCTGTTCTCATAAGTTTAATAATGTCGGTCCTACGATAAGTTTTTTTACGTGGCCTCTCTGAGCTGCCTTGCGCGCTACCTGTATTGGCTGATTTAATCTGCTGCTTCCGCGTCTGCTTTTCAAGATTAGCGGTTTGCTGGGCAAGTTCTTTTCCACGACCTGTTAAATCTTTCCAAGTCGTAAAAAGTTCATTGCCAGCTTCAGCATTATAATTTTCATCTGCCTCTGCGAATAACTGTTTCCTAATATTAGATTCATCTATCCATGCTTTAAAATTCTCATCACTGAGGATTTCTTTCATGTCAGGATGTTTGCTTTGTAGCTCCGCTAAGGACGTTTGTTTCCTGAACCTAGCAGTGTACTCTTCAGCTTCCCTAATTTTAGGATGGTTATCAATAGCTCGATTAACGGCTCCTTCAGGATCTGTAAAATAATCTAATTCATCTTCCGGCCCAACTTCTTGTTGGGGTGCTGGTTGTCGCGTTTGATTCGTAATGTAATCATCTACAACCCTGCGAAGATCTCCAACCTCAGTAGACTGACGACCCAAAAGCTTTTCAGCTTCCTGGTGCATCTGCACAACTTGCTCCAGAGATTTACCTGAGTATTTCTCCGGAACTTGAGATTCTTGAGGTTGCTCAACTTCATCCGTTAGAGTTGTATCTAAAGGAAGCTGCTGAATCTCTTGACCTTCACTTTCAACGCTGACCGCTTGTTCCTCTTCCGGGGGCAGATCAACCATTGACGCTCTTGACATAACTAAACTCCGTGATTGTCAAATCATTATGGAGAGGTTTTTCTTCTACCTGCTTGTTCATGT